TAATGAACATATCAGAGCCTGAAGGATGGGCGAATACGTCACCAGAATATTTTAAAATACGAGATGATCGATGTTCTGATTCTGATTCTGATTCTGATTCTGATTCAGGAACAGAAACGTCTATATCGGGTACAGAATCTGAAATAGATCCAGCGGAAGTGGGTAAAATGTTAAAGGGGTATATGAAACCTAAATATTATAAAAAAATTTTAATAGAAGAGGAACTGCTCCCAGATTAAAATCTCAGGATAAAGTATAAAAAAAATGTCCGCTGTCGCCGCTGAAACTGTCACTCTCGTTACTAGAGAACTCGAATCCCAATCCCTCAACGCCATTGTTGCTGGTTTTTCCTTCGCCGCCGCCCTTTCTTGGATGGACTTGGTTAGATGGATTGTCAACCAAGTCGTCAAGGTTAACAAGAACGGTGGTATGAACTACACTCTCACTGCCCTCTTGACAACACTCTTGTCTATTGTCGTCTACGTTGGTATCTCTCGTGTCTCCTCGAAGGTCACGAAGCCATCCCAACCAGTCTTCGCGGTTACTCGTTAAGTCTTGGTTTACGCATAACAAGCAATAAAAATAAACCGGTTGCAACTACTAAAAATATAGATATAAATGCATCCCATCTACGCGGATCCTCTAATTCGGGGATACTCATAGGTGGTGGAAGAGAAAAGTCTCTTTCCACTTTAGCTACATTTTCAAGTTTATCAGTAGAACATGTTACTGCAAGTTTTAGTATATGATTTGCGTTTCTAAAATCGTATGGTATTAAACGATTATTACTACTATAATAAAACTGAACACGTAAACTCGATATCGTTTTTTGAGATCCAGAATCAAAATTATGTTCTACTGTATCGTCAACACCAGAATAATTAATCACGTCACCACAGAAAAGAATACGTCCCGTATAAAATGGTGTTTCTGAAAACACAGTTTTGTTAAATTCATCTGAACCACTACTTAATTTAACAATAATTGCATCGGCACCTTGTAAATTAATACTACCTGTTTCTAATGTATTCCCTGTAGAAGCAACATTACTTGCCGGTAATCCTAATATATCATGTGGTGTTGTATATCCAGGTGTACCAGATGCATAACCATTTTTACCACCATAAAATTCAAATGTAAATGGAGCACTACCAGTGAATGTTATAGCATTAGTCTCTTTTTCAAATGATGCGGATGTTATATCAGCTGAAGCAGTAACAACAGCCTGTGCTAAATCTTTACCACTATAGTTTCCTATAGGTATTGTGACTGTTGTTCCATTTATATCAAATTGATTGTTCCTGGAGTTTATCAGGTATTGACTATTGTGTATACGCGCTGATATAAGTGATATTTTTGTAACGTCATAAATTGGATTTTTAAGTTGTACGACATAATCAGAAGGATCTGGGTACAAAACGGGATCGCGTTCGCCACTATCTATGTCTAGGGTATGTACCTTCATTAAAATATATGAGCATTATTTTAATGAGTGTATTTCTCAATTTTATCTAATTAATTACGAAAGACTATGTACCAATGGGTTATTCGCAAGTTGTCTTCTAGCTGTATCTAAACTCATATTAGAAGCATTTGGATTTTCGTGACCTTTATAAGCATTAAATTTATGATAATCGTTATTTTTGTATTGTTGTGTCCATGCCCCATTCGCGGCATTTATTCTTCCATCGATTCTAGATGTATCGGACCTAACACTTGTAACCATACCACCTTGATTAAGTGCATCTGCACGGACATTCATTCTACCTGGACCCGCTGCACGACCAGCCTTACCACGACGGTCATCTGGTCTGAAACCATAATTAGTAAGGTCTTCTGCTGTATGTATGGAACCATATGTTCGTTTTTCACCGATTTTAGTAGCTGGTGCATTCAAATAACCACCAACAAAACTGGATATACCTGGTGCTGGCTGATTATTGTATTGATAATGTTCGATGTTACCATCCTTTTTATTACGTGTTGGCTCTTGTGCGCGTGTGAGTGCAGATACCGTTCTCTTTGCAGTTGCAAAACCCAAAGTATCAGTTCTCGAACCTGTTTCAGATCTATTAGTCGTTCTCTTTGTACGTTCATGCTCTGCTCTTGGTGTTCTACCAGACATACCTTGGGCACGACCCGCAGCCGTTGGAAGACGTTCTGGAAGAAACGCCGTCTTTTCTGGTCTATTTTGCGAAACTTTGCCAACGACGCCACGTCTACCACCCTTTGGATCAAACGCTGGACCAGACCTACCTGGTAAAGTTGTTAAACGATACGCACCAACATTTTCAGGGTTAACACGGAATAATTGCTGGTTACCTCCAAAAGCAGGTACTTCTGGACCAACACCCAAACCTGGACCAACGAGCTGTTTTTCAACTGGAGAAAGATTATTCATTCTTCCAGCATCATACATACGGTTTCTCATCGTTAAAACCTCTCCACCAGATGATCTTTGTTGTCGTGAAATATCGGCAAACGAACCAATTTCTTCCTTTGTTTGGTATGTTGGTTCTTCAAGTGGTGATAAAGGACCTAAATACCCGGGTGGTGCAGTGACATCTATGTCAGAAAATTCCGAAACGATTTCTTGTTCTTCTATTGGATTACCTTCTACTGAATATTTTTCTTCTGATTTACTTAACTTTCTTCCGGCATAAACTAGGCCGGCTATAGCCATTATAGAGATAGGGTCAGCCATTCTTATTTCTTAGCGAGATTTTTATTGAGGTATCTTTGCTGAAATAAACCATTTTGTGTGTCGGCACGTGTACTTGCTGCATCATAAGTTTGTGTTTGAAGCGGCAATTTGCACTCAACATTTTGGAGTGGGTGAAAATTTCTTTCGTATGTTTTCGCTAAAACCTTGTTAAAACGAGATGTGGATTGTGGTCTGAGTTCATCAGATGTATTAATATATTCTGCTGGTGATCCTTTACCGGCCATATATGGAGCAGTCCCATATAACATAGTATTTGGACGACTTGAAACATAGTTCAAAGTACTGGGCTGGGGATACACTAAAACTTCTTCAGATGCACATACGGATGGAACCGCGTGATCTTGAACAACTTTCATTCCTGGTTGGAGTTGATACGCCATTTATTATAACAAGAGATTTTGTTTATGGAAATCGAGTATCTACTACTTTATTATTCAATTATTAAAAATTACGAAGTGTGGCCAGCGGGTAAACCCGAACCTCTGTGCATACCACTTCTTTTATCACCGTTTGGATCAAGTCCCGCAAATGCTTCAAGCTGAACACCTCTCGCGTCTGGATTACACAATGTCTGGTCTTGACGACATGTACCAACATTTCTACTACCATGAATAAATTCATAATAAGGTGTATCACCCAAGGATGTATCTGGCATACTTACAAATTGTCTGGATAACCCATTTCTTTGATATTCGGGCATAGATGAACGCGAACGACCTGGACCGTATTTGATATCACCTGTAAGAAAATTGTTTACGGGAGCCTTTACAGTTGGGTAATGGCATGATTGTGGTCTATCTGGTCTGTCTACATAATCAGACATAAGTACATTACCCATGGGGTTATCCTTTGTTGGCATAGTACATGGTTTACCCTCGTTATTGTATACATGTGTTGGTCTTGCAACACCTTCTTTAACCATATCAGACTTTTCCATTATATAAAGAACACCGAGTACGGTGGCGCCTAGAACGAATATGCGTGGATCACGCTTTATAAGATATATTATACATGTTGCATAAATGATAAAACGAGCAGTTGCGTTAACACGCTCTGCTGAAGATTGTGTTTTTGTTGGCCAAAATTCATGAACTTTGTCTACACGAACCAATTGTTTTGGATCTTCAAACCAAGATGTCATTTATATATAGTGAGTTTATTTTTTCATCATACCACCCAACATACCCTGCATAGTTTTCATCAAAGCAGCTTCGTCAAGTTCCGTTCCATCTTCACCCATTTTATCGGCACATTGCTTTGCAACAGTTTCAATCATGGAAAGTGTTTCTTCTGGGATAGAACTTATAGTGGTTCCAAGCATGTATAAGGTCTGAACATATTGCCAAATTGCATTTTTTGTATTTTCGGAAGCAGAACCCCAATGTTTTTCAAGATCTACACCTTTCATAAAATCCAAATTCTTAGATTCATTAATAAAAAATGTTTCGTCTTTAGCTGAAATCTTGTCAGCATATGGTGTAACACCATTCATAAACCCATCAACGACTAATCGTGGGTTAGCTTCCTTCATTAAGTCGAAAGCGGATAAACACTTTTTCAAGCCTTTTTCTTCTGGAAATGTCTTGTGTAATTCCACAAGAAATTGACCCATCATATCATTGAATGCGGTCACGGAAGCCATTTTATACTGTAAATATGTATATTATCTTTAAGTTAGAAAATTAAAATGGTTCCGTCGATATGGTCTCTTTCTTACCTAATCCATTGGTAACAATAAAAAATACTAAAATTGCGGTAAGTGCAGCTGGTTTTGTGTACGCACTTAAGGGAAGCTTACCTTCGTTGTTAAGTTTTGCTTTGAAATGTATGTATCCTGCGGTTATCATACCGGCGATTATTCCTGCCCATGCGGGGTCTCGTAAATAGTCTTCGAACTCCATTTAATAATACCCAACTTTTTTTGCGCGAGTTTCGGATGCGTCTGGAAATAAAACACCTTCATCTTCCTCTTCTGGTTGTGGTTGTGGTTTAGTGGTAATAGTTCGGAATTCGTTATCGAACGGTGAAGATCGTTCCTGTTCTGGTTCCATCGATTGTTCCATTGGTGGTTCCATAGGGGTCTCATCCATTGGTGGTTCCATTGGTGGTTCCATTGATGGTTCCATTGGTGGTTCCATAGGAGGTTCTTCCATAGGAGGTTCGGCATCAAATGGTTCTTCTGAAGTTTCCTCTTCGTACCCATCAATAAGATCGGGATCTTCAGAATCTCCAACTTCAGCTTCTCCAACATCTAAATCCTGTCCCTCTTGTGTTTGAGACATATATGTTTGTAAAATTTGTTGAACAGGTATGAGTTCCTTTACAGATGTTTCGATACACACACAAAATCTTTCATATAATTTATCATTTCTTGCATGTTCATTTTGATTTTCATGGTAAATATATGGATCCTGGTATAAATCCTTAGCAACGTTATTATAACACGTTTGAATGAAAACTTCGTTTGTTGGGAGTTTGAGTGAAATCTTCTTATTACCTTTATTTAACCGAACTGCAGACAAAATTTTAACACAACTTACAAAAACAGCGGCTAAAAGGTCATTGAACCACGCACACCTATTTGTTATATTATCCGCGTGTGTTTTAGACAT